ATGTCCAAGACTGCCCTCTACCTCCGCATCTCCCGCGACTCCGACAAGCTAGGCCGTGGCGTTGCCCGCCAGCAGAAGGAGTGCCTGGACCTCGCGAAGCGGGCGGGCCTGGACGTTATCGCCACCTTCGAGGACAACGACGTGTCAGCCTCCCGGTTCGGGAAGAGGGCACGCCCCGCGTTTGAGGACATGCTGGTGCGTGCTGCTGCCGGTGAGTTCGACACCCTCCTGGCGTGGGACCTTGACCGCCTCATCCGAAAGCCTGTCGACGGTGAGCGCATCATTGCACTCAACGAGAAGGCCGCGCTGAACGTCCGCACCGTCTTTGACACCGTGGACCTCCACTCCCCCAACGGCGTCATGTTCCTCCGCATCAAGGTGGCCGTAGCAGCCCAGGAGTCCGACCTGAAAGGCCAGCGTGTCCGGGCTGCGCACCGGCAACGCCTGGAGGAGGGTAAGCCGATCAGCGGGCGTACCCCGTTCGGTTGGAAGAAGGGCGGGCTGGAGCTGGAAGAGGCTGAGGCTGACGCGATCCGGGAGGGTGTCGCGCATGTTCTCGCCGGGGGGTCTATCTCCTCGCTACAGCGCACCTGGAACGCTGCCGGACTCAAGGGACCAACCGGCAAGCCGTGGACCGCAGCGAGTGTGAAGAAGACCCTTCGTCGGTGGCGTAACGCGGGCCTCATCGAGCACAACGGTGAGGTGCTGGACGTTGAATCCCAGATCACCCCGATTGTCAGCCGGGAGGACATGGAAGCCCTCAGGCTCAAGCTGGAGCTACAGCCCTCCCCCAACGGACGCCCGGTGGCTAAGTCGTGGCTGTCCGGCGTCATGCGGTGCGGGGTGTGCGGTCAGAAGATGCTCCCCCGTAAGGAGTTCTACATGTGCCAGACGCAGACCGAGCGGACCCGTGAAGCTGGGGACACCCGGAAGCATGTGTCCATCGCCAAGCATGTTGCTGAGGACCGCATCATGCACGCCCTCTACTTCGAGGCCAACCACCGTGCCCGTTGGGGAACCGTGGAGGCCGCAGACGTGGCGAAGGTCCGGCAGATTGAAGCCGAGTTGCTAGAGGCTCAGCGGGACCGGCAGGAGACAACGGGGCTGCTGTTCATCAAGGGTGTGGACCGTAAGGCCGTGGAGGCCCGCCTGTCGGCCCTCGCTGACGACATTGAGCGTCTGGAGCGGGAACGCCTGGAGAAGCGCACAGCGTCCAGTGAGGCCGCGCGTATCGCTGAACTCATGACGGGTCCGGCAGACACCGGGGTTGAGTTCACGGGTGCCTGGATCGAGTATTTCAACAGCCTCAGCGTTGAGGAAAAGCGGGACCTTGCTAGGACCCTGGACATTGAAGTCACCAAGGGCGGGAAGGGTGCCAAGCGGTTGGCAATCAAGGGCGAGGTTGAACACTTCAACATGCAGGGCCTAGAGTGACCGCATGGCCAAGCAGCAGATTGTTACCTACACGTACACGGATGACCTCACGGGTGAAGAGTTCTCGGATGAGGAAATCACCACCGTTGAGTTCGGCTACAACGGACGGACCTACGTCATCGACCTGGGACCCAAGAACGCCACCAAGCTGGATGAGTTCATTACCCCCTTCGTGAAGGCTGCACGCCAGGTCAGCAAGGGACGCCCGAGCGGCACCGTCAGCGGTGACAAGAAGGAACGCCCCGGTATTCTCCAGTGGGCCAAGGACAAGAAGCTAGTCAAGGACGACCACCGGGGACGCATCCCCAACAAGGTGCTGGAAGCGTACGACGCCGAGCACTGAACTAGACCCCAACTTTGCAGATAAGGCCCCTGGTCTAGTTGTAGATAGAATACAAAAGACTTTAACTTTTCAGACAGCAAGAAGCCCCCGACCTCACTTCGAGGCGGGGGCTTCTTCTCGTTAACCGGCTTGCTCCTTGGGCGGGTTCCAGGTGAGGACCCAGTAGACGGTTCGACCGTCCTTGTGATGTTCGGACAGCATGCCGCCTGTGGCGCGCTCCTGCTTGGTGGCCTTGACTACCGTGTCGTAGTCGGCCTCCAGCTCATCCGCCATCTGCTGGACGCTACGCGGCTTGCCGTCCTTGAGGAGTTCCTGAACCTTCTTCCAGGTGTCGGACTTCTCGGTGGACAGCGCAGCGCCGGTCCAGGCGACAACGGAGTCATCACCGTGCTGCACAATCTCCAGACCCTTCACTGTCTCCGGTGCCCCAGAGCGCTGCTTACCCGACTGCTCCGAGTCTGTCGAGATAGCGAATCCCTTGGACTTCCCGTAAGCGGAAATGAGGGTGTCAATGTTGTCCCGCAGCGCGGTGGAACCACGGTACAGTCCGGTGTCCTTCGCGGCGTGGTGGACGAAGAGGACGCAGCTTCCCGGCGACAGGGTACGGAGGCGCTTAGCCTGACGCATCACCTCCGCAATCTGGGCCGCGTCGTTCTCGTTGGCGACGTGGGCTAGCTGGCTGAACGTGTCCAGGACGATGAGCTTGTACTGGTTCTCCGTGACCAGCTTGGCTAGGCGGGCGTTCGCGTCCACGTCGGACAGGTTCACCCCGTCCTCCACGAAATGCATGTTCTCTTCGAGCTTGGCCGTGGGGATGCCGTAGTAGTCCTCAATGGCGGCTAGGCGAGAGTCGAACCCCTCAATGCCCTCAGCGCCGACGTACAGCACCTTGCCGCGCTCAACCGAGTGGGTGCCAAACATGGTGGACCCCGCCGCTACGCACGCTGCCATGTACAGGCACAGGTACGTCTTACCGATACCTCCCGAACCGGCAAGCATCGCCAGCGTGGACTCACGCAGCAGACCGTTGACCAGCCAGACCGGCTTAGGGATCTCACGGAGCTGGCTACGGGTGAACACCCGCAGCTCTTCCGTTCGGGCCTCAGGGGCCGCTCCAGGGGCCGTAGGGGTCCAATCGGGGATGAGGAACCAGGGGGCCAGCTCACCGGCTGCTTCCAGTGCCTCAGCTTGTCCGATAGCCCCACGTAGAAGACGCTCCAGCTCCTTCTCACGCTTCGCCTCACTCTCGTTGGAGGTGAGGAGGTACTGGGCCTCCAGGGACTTGAGCGCGTCGGCTGTTGTCGGGTGCCCTTCCTGGGCGAGAACGGCTAGCCGGTACGTGAACCGTAGGAGTTCGTCGTTGCCAACGTGGTGAGTCTGGCGAATCTCCTGGATGAGCGCCTGGGTGGCAAAGTCACCGTCACCCTTCGGCTTGAGCTTCGACTTCCAGTCCGCAAGAGGACCGGAGTACGGGGTGGACTCGGTGGACGCTTCGGAGGTGTAACGCGGGGTGAGCAGCCAAGACGGCGCTTCGGCAATCTCGGTGTCTTCCCACGGGACTTCCCCGTACCAGACGACGTGGCTGTCACCTGACTGACGGTCAATGCCGTCCATGCCGTCGTAGTTGGTCCACTGGCCGAGCTTGGCCGACTTGGGGAAGTGGTAGACGTAGTGCGTTCCACCGGATGGGGTCTTGTAGGAGAACGTCTGAGGGATCGACAGACCACGCTCACGGAGGCGGGCGAAACCGTCCTTGCCGTTCTTGGTGTCCACGTCGAGGACGACGATGTTGTTGACCCCGGTGGGGACACCGTGCCAGGCGTCAGGGTGTTCAGCCCACATCTGTGAGATGACTTCCTGGTTGCGCGTGGCGTCCTTGCGGGCGTTGGTGCCCGCGTACCCGCCCTTGGAGTGCGGGGGTACGGGGAAGACGTTGAGGCAGGCTACGCCCGCCAGCTCCTGGGCCTTGGACTCCTGGCTGTTCACGCTGCTTCCTCCTTGCCCATCTCCTGGAACGCGGCTTCCGTGAAGGAGACGCTGAGGTCTAGGTAGTAACGGCGTGCTACCGGGTCTGTGCTGTTCATCGCGAGACTCAGGTAGTAGTCCGCCTGTGCGCCGAATGACTCCCGCATGTACTCAGCGGGTAGCTCGTTGGCTTCTCGGATCACTTCATCCCAGTTCGGGGACTCTTCGTTGTTCATTTCCACTCGTTTCAATACAAAAGTGCCCTGCCTTAGCGGAGTGGAATACACCAAGACAGGGCACTAGACCTTTGGTGAGCTAGGTTCCACTCTGCTCATATGTTGTGTTCACTTAGACCTCACATCAGTGGTGGTAGTAGGTGAAGGTTGCTGGCCGGGAGCGTTAGGACTCCCGGCCCAGCTAGGCGGATCAGCTCTTGAGAGGGGAAGGACACCCTCTGTGGCTTCGCGGCCTGTACCGAATGTAACACTAGAAGCCTTCTGAGCATTCCCAACCGGTGACTCTAGATTAGCACACTTTGAGACGTGTGATTCCATTATAGAAGGTCAAGTAACCTACCCTAAGTTACATTCTGTCAAGTTGACATTAGGTCCAATTGGGGTAGACACCTACTCCCCCTAGGGGAAGAGCGACCCACAGTTATGGGAGGAAGAAGGAAGGGGGACGTAGTCCCTCCTCTTCCGCCAACTTCTCCTCTACCCAGGTAGCCCCTCCAGACCATCTAGAGGGTTATCTAATAGAAAGTCACCCCGGCTCATTCATGGGAGAATGGTTAGTGCACTAAGTATCCCCAACAGAACGAGACAGCATGATCCAGGTCAACCCCAACCCCACACCCCTAGATGAGTGGTACATCAACGCAGACGGGTACACCCAGCGTGACCACATCAACACCCCAGACGACGTAGCAGCCTTCAACGCCAAGAACCCCAAGTACATCGGGCACATGGTCGCGGGCGAGAAGGTCTCATGGGTGAGCACAGAACCCGCAGTCATCGAAGAAGACGGTTCCTGGGTTGTCTACTCCTCCCCAACTTCCTTCCGTGAACTCGCCAAGCTCCAGGACTCCTACGACGCATGACCGCACCACTAGACAACCCTCAGGAGACCCCTGAGGGACACCTACCTGGACACCCCGTATCCGTCTGGACATGGACCAAGCACGGCTGCCGGTGCGGTGGCTGCTGGCTAGCCCAACACGAAGCACGCCCCAACACCACACCCAAGCAAGACCCCAAAGGCGCAGTCTGGCTTGACTGGTCCGGCCTCTCCGGCGTCTGGGTCTGCGACCACTGCCACGAACAAGGCTTCGCCGGATTCGACCTAGACGACGCCAAGAACGCCGCCCTCCGCCACTGGCGAACCGAACACCCCGAAGTCAAGGGACAGACCGCTGTCAGCGTCGTCCAGCCCTGCATGGTGTCCACAACCATCTGGGGAGCAGCTACCAACGAGACCTGCGAGCTGGACGCCTACATAGGTGGCCTCTGCCAGAAGCACTACGGCATGAACCGCCTACGCGACCAACGCGGCTACTGCCACTGGGACGGCTGCTGGAACAACCAGACCCCCAAGGCCGTCCTCTGCCAGCAGCACGTCAAGGAGTGGGCCTCTGAGAAGGGGGTACGTCCAGGGCTAGTCAGCTCAGGGACAGTGCCCTATGAGGAGGCCGCATGAGCAAGGGGTCATCTAGAGGGGCCGCCTGGGAGGCCCTAAGACAGGCCGTCCTAGAGCGTGACCAGTACATATGCATGTACTGCAAGGGCCTAGCAACAACAGCAGATCATGTTGTGCCCAAGGCCAAGGGGGGTAGGGACAGCATGGACAACCTTGTTGCTTCGTGTCTTCCATGCAACGCCCGGAAGGGTGCAAAAACCCTCCTTCGCGTGACCTGGTTGAATCCCCGCCACTTCCCCAACGGACTGTGACCCCCGGTCTTTTTCGGTGGGGGTCCAGTTCACCCCGCCCCAGTTTTCATTTGAACGCAGCCGGTTGTGAAACATCCGGAGATAGGAGTTGTAACCCATGACGAGCTTTGTGAAGGCCGTTGAAACATTCAAGAAGTCTGCTGCCGATTGGCTGTCAGACGAGGACTCCCCCGCTGTGGCTGCCCTGGAGGCGGCTGCTAAGCAGCTTGACAAGGAAGTGACCCCGGCGCTGCTGTCTGCCTACGGCATCACCTACCGGAACCTCCTCAAGCGCAAGCCTGGGGACGCTGAGGACGGAGGTGACGAGCTAGATGACCTCATCCCCGAGTGACCTAGAGCTAGCCTCCCTCACCATCCGCCTCCTGGCGAACGAAGAGGGCGGCATGTCGGTAGACGTGAGCGCCGAGGGCGAACCCAGCATCGTGCTGGCCTTCGGCATGTTGGAAATGGCCAAGACGTGGGTCTGGAACGTCCTAGAGGGGGACGACGATGACGACGACTACTGAGGTCAGCTCTTGGCCCCCTCCCCGCTACTCGGAACCGCTCTCCGAGGACTTCCCCTCTGACGCTGACTGGCTGCTCCCGCTGGTGGACCTCTGCTGGACGGACGACCACGGCAACAAGCTGACCCTGGACCGTTGGCAACGCCTCCTCCTCCGTCACGTCCTGGAGGTGTACCCCCAGGGGCACCCCAAGGCCGGTCAGCTTCGCTATCGGGAGGTCTTCGTATCCGTAGCCCGTCAGAACGGTAAGAGCGTCCTAGGGGCCGTCCTGGCCCTCTACGGCCTACTCCGTGAGAAGGGCGCTCTGGTCATTGGCCTGGCGTCCACCGCCGACCAGGCCAACATCGTCTACAAGCGTCTCGTTGAGGTCATCCAGAAGGACCCCCGCCTGGCCAAGCGCTTCACGAAGACGACCCTTCACCGTGGCATCGTCACGAAGACCGGAAGCACCTACCTGACCAAGGCGTCCAAGAGTGACGCCGTGCAGGGTCTCGCGACCTCGCTGGGCATCATCGACGAGCTGCACATCACGAAGCCCGCTATGTGGACGGACCTGGTGAACGGTACCGCCGCGAAGCCCAAGGGTCTGGTGTTCGGCATCACCACTGCCGGTGACGAGGATAGCGAACTACTCATTCGGCTCTACAAGACCGCTGAGGACGCCCCCGAGCGCTTCGGGTACTTCATCTGGGAGGCCCCGGAATCGCGGGTCCCTGAGGACGACGAGGAGCTGGGCCGATTCATCATGCTGGCTTCCCCCAGCATCGCTGAGGGCCGCCGCCCCCTGGATGAGGAGATAGCGGCTGTCCGCAACCAGCCCGAGACGGACGCGCTGCACTACAAGCTGAACCGCTTCGTGGCCAGCCTGAACCCGTACATGCCCGCTGACCCGTGGAACAAGGCCACGAAGAAGCAGGACTACGTGTGGCCGACAGGTGAACTCACCTACTCGGTCGCTCAGTCCACGGATGACATGTACGCCACCATCACGGCGCACGTCAAGACGCCGGACGGCAAGCACCACACCGAGGTTGCCGCGTCCATCGTGAACCCCACCCCTGAGCTGCTGCTCAAGGCCTGTGAACGCCTCTGGTCGAACGGCCCCCGCGTGTTCGCTATGGACCGCATCAAGCTAGGCCCTCTCGCCAACGAGTTGAAGCGTCGAGGGTATCCGGTCTGGTTCTGCTCTGTAGCTGACCTCATCAACGCTTCCAGCCTTCTGCTGTTGAAGGTGATGAATGGCGACCTCACCCATGCCGGTGATGACCTTCTCAACATGCAAATGTCCCGTGCCGTGCGGAAGCAGAAGCAGGGTGGGGACGCCTACAAGATTGACCCTGGAGCGTCTGGTCTGGAGATGGATGCTGTATTCGCCACGGCTCTGGGTACCTATGTTGCTGAGCAGCAGCAGCAGCGTGGAATAGGCATCTACTAGGCCAACATCAAAAAGGTCACTTAGAGCAGCAGAAGGACCATAGAAGTAGCAAACGTTTACTACTTCTAGGGTGTCCATTGGCCAACTTCTGGCGTGACCTATTCGTATGGGGAACCGAGAGTGGGCCTCAGTCGAGCAATGCTCCTGAGGCCCGCTCTTCAACCGCGCCCTATGTAGCCGATAACGGCACCGTTCATGACGGCGCAGACATTCTGCCCCCGACCCGTGAGGACTTCAGCAAGAAGATTGCCGAAGGCGAAGCCCTAGGCATGATCGCGGTCTATCGCGCATCACAGGTCATCACAACTTCTGTCATGCAGCTCAGCTTTGACGCATTCCGCGCGGATGAGCAGCTAGACCCTAAGCCCCTCCTACTTCGTAAGCCGGACTCGGACGAGTCCCTAAGCGCTTTCCTGGAGAAGACCGCGCTTTCCCTTGTTCTGAACGGGAATAGCTTCTGGCGGGTCTTCCGAGACAACCAGGGCCGCGTTGTGGGCCTCCGAGTCCTCAACCCTCACGACGTTGTGATTGACGTTGACGCTGAGGGCACGGTCACTGGCTACCAGTACCGAGGCCGCGAGTACAGCAAGACCGAGGTCAAGCACCTCTCCCACATGCGCGTACCGGGTGACCCCCGAGGCCGTGGCCCTATCCAGGCTGCACAGGCCGAGCTACGCGGCGCTCTGGACACCCAGTCCTACGCCTCCAACTGGTACCAGGACGCTGGGGTCCCTACGGGCATCCTGTCCGCCAAGATGCCGCTCAACGCTGAGCAGGCCGCAGCGGCTAAGGCGCAGTGGGAGGCCACCCAGGGCGGTACCCGTGGACCGGCGGTCCTGTCGGGTGACTGGTCTTACGCCCCCGTTTACCTGTCCCCCGAGGACGCCCAGTGGGTGGCTATCCGCCAGTTCGACACCACGGCAGTGGCCCGCCTGTTCGGCATCCCGGCTGGTCTCATGCTCGCTGCCGTTGAGGGGTCCAGTCAGACGTACAGCAACATCACCCAGGCCTGGACCGAGTTCCAGCGCTTCACCCTCTCCCGCTACGTGGTCGAGATTGAGGACGCGCTCAGCGACCTCCTCCCCCGTGGCACCGAGGTCAAGGCCAACTACAGCGCCCTCCTGGCCCCTGACGCCGTAACCCGCTACCAGCAGCACACTGCCGCGCTCCAGGCCGGCTGGCTGTCCATCAACGAGGTCCGCGACATCGAGGGCTACGCGCCCGCCCCTGACGGCGACTTCAAGACCGCCGAGGAGAAGCAGGCCGCCTTTGAGGCCGCCCAGGAAGCTCCCGGCCCCGGCGCTCCCGCAGAAGACGCCCCCGACGACGAGGAGGCCTCTGACGATGAGTGACCTTGAGATCCGTTCAGAAGAGCTGCACTACCGGGAGGACTCCGGTGAGGGCTTCCTAGAGGGCATCGCTGTCCCCTGGGGTCAGACCGTCACCATCCACAACCCTGACGGCACCTCATACCAGGAGGCCTTCGAGCGCGGCTCTGTGCAGCCTGACGGCACGGTCTGGCTCTACGACGGCCACAAGACCCCCATTGGTGTTGTCGAGGCCGCAGAGAACCGGGAAGACGGCTTCTTCATCCGCGCCAAGTTCGCCCTCTCCGACCTCGCCCAGAGCGTCTACGAGCAGGTCAAGAACGGTGCCCTCAACAAGCTCTCCGTTGGCTTCTCAGCCCAGGAGCACCGCGACGACGACGGCGTAGTCGTCCGCACCCTTACCCGCCTTCGCGAGGTGTCCGTTGTCGCACGACCGGCCTACTCGCTCGCAACCATCCTCTCCGTCCGGGAGGAGTCCACGGACCCCCAGGTCCCAAACACAGAAAGGTCAACAATGACCGATGAGAACAAGGACCTGGTAGAGGTCCGATCCGAGATTGAGGAGCTTCGCCAGGAGTTCGCCATGCTTCCCGAGAAGCTGGCTGTCCGTGACGAGAAGCCCAAGGTGGACACCCGTTCCGCTGCTGCTGCTCTTCTCGCAATTGCCAAGGGTGACGAGGCCGTAACCGCTGCTTACAACGCAGAGAACGGACGAGTCACTGACGAGGCCCTGACCCGTGCATACACGGGCGGCACGCTGGCTGACGCCCCGCTCCAGAACCAGTGGGTGGGCGACCTTACCCGCATCTTCGACAACTCTTCGGGTGTCTTCGCCGAGACCTTCTCGCGCGGCACACTTCCGAGCAAGGGCATGACCCTGGAGTACGCGAAGCTCAAGAGCGCTACCGGCACCGTCCAGGAGCAGCTCAACGAGGGTGACGACCTCGCCTACATGAACCTCAAGCTGGAGACAGCTTCGACCACGGTTCACACCTACGGTGGCCGTACCCAGTTCTCCTTCCAGGAGATTCAGCGTTCAACCCTCCCGGTTGTTCAGCGCAACCTGGAGTACATGGCCGTTCAGGCCGGTGTCAACAAGCGTGCTGTCCTTCGCGCTGAGGTTGACCGCATCGTTGCCGAGAACCGCGCCATTGCGTCTAACGCTGGTGTCATCGTTGGTGGCGCTGCCCTCAACAGCATGGACCCGGCCAAGTGGCTGACGAGCATCCTTGCGGCTAACAAGCGCTTCAAGGCTCAGGGCTACAACGTCGAGAAGCTGATTGTCACTGAGGACGTTTTCGCGCACCTCATCGGCCTCACCACTTCGGGCGACCGCGTTCTCCGCGTAGCCGAGGGCAACAGCGCCGGTACCGCCAACGTAGGCCGCCTGACGGCCACCCTGTTCGGCATCCCGGTTGAGGTTGACGACACGCCTTCTTCGGGCGCTGCAACGGCTCAGGCTGTCTTCGTCAACGGTGCTGCTATCCGTCAGTACGACTCCGCTCTGGTCTCGCTCCAGGACGACAACATTGTCAACCTGACCCGCGACGTTTCGGTGTACCGCTACGGCGCTATCGCTGACGAGAACACCTCGCTCATCGTCCCGGTCAAGTTCGCGGCTAGCTAAGCATGCCCGCAACACCAGAACTCGCTTACCGCCTGACGCAGTACGTGGCAGGGGATAGCGGGAGCGTGCCCGCAAAGGAGGCCTCCTTCATCGAGGCGTGCATTGCTGAGGCCGCTGCTCTGGTGGACCACCTGTGCGGGACCTCTGTAGCCAACGTGCCAACAGAGGTCCTGCACCGGGCCTACATCGAGGCTGGGGCCGAACTCTTCTACCGCAAGAGCGCCCCTCAGGGTATTACCCAGTTCGCCGCTGTGGGCGGTGCACCTATCCGCACCCGCAGGGACCCACTGGAGGCTGTACGCCCCATGCTCGCTCCCTTCCTACCGGGAGGTTTCGCATGAGCTTGCCCGCACTTCGTGAAGACCTACGCAAGTCCATGGAGGGCATGCCGGTCTACACCTACAACCACCTTCCTGGAAGCGCTTCTATGCCTAGCGCAATCGTCCTGGCAGGTGCGCCCTACCTGGAGGCCGGTGAGACCTACGGGTCTTGGGTGATCCGCCTTGAGGTGTGGCTGTCCGCAGCCAAGGGAAGCAACGACTCCGAAACCAGCCAGGTTGACGAGCTAATCACCCAAGCCATTGACGCCATTGAGACGTACAACAGCCCCCTCACGGACGGCTGGGTAGTCGAGAGCGTCAGCCAACCATTCGAGTTCTCGCATGGCACTGGTACGGCATTCACCGCATCACTAACCGTCACCGCTTCCGGCGTGACATTCATCTAAGGAGCATCAACATGGGTTCAGCCCGTATTAAGGGAAACAAGCTTCCCGTCCTGACGCTCGGTTCGCCGGGAGCCGAGTACGCAGCAGACTTCATCTCTGCCGTCATCACCAACGAAGAGGCCGACTCTGACGTAATCACCTTTGAGGACGCCGCTAGCGGTGGAAGCCGTCAGTTCTACCTCAACGGAACCGCTATCCAGTCCACCGCTTCCACGTCCTTCTGGACCTACGCGTGGGACAACACGGGTGACGAGGTGGCTTGCACCTACGCACCTCACGGCAACACCACGCCCACGGTTGCTGAGCCTCACTTTGTCTTCATCGTGAAGGTTGGCCCCAAGCCTGACATTGGTGGTGAGGCTAGCACCTCTTCCACTTCTGCTTTCACTTGGGAGTTCCAGTGGGAAATCGTCGGTGACGTAACCAAGGACACCGGCGCGTAATGGCTAAGGCCCAGGCTGGCGTATTCGCTCACCAAGGCGCAACCGTCCTGGTTGAGGGCGTCAACGACGTCATCAAGAAGTTGAGAGCTGCCAACGCAGACCTCAGCGTCATGAGCGACCTAATGCACAGCCTGGGCCTCATCGTCATTGCTCACGCCCAGGTCCCCGCAGAGTCCGGCGAACTAGCCGGAACTCTTCGCGCTGGCCGTGGCAAGACCAAGGCCGTGGTCCGTGCGGGCTACGCCAAGCGCGGTGCCTACGCAGGCGTCGTCCACTACGGAGACCCGCACCGTGGCCACCGTGGAACCCCCTTCTTGACTGACGCGCTAAAGCGTTCTCAGTCCCAGGTCATTACCGCCTTGACCAACGGTATTGACGACATTCTCCGGTCAAACAACCTCAACTGAGAAACGAGACTAATCATGTTCGACTATTCAACCCTCACACTCGGTGAAGTCGCTTTCATCGAGGACCTTTCCGGCCTGTCCATCAGCGCTATTGCTGACGACGAGATGCCCAAGGGAAAGGCTATGGCGGCTATCGCCACCGTCCTAAAGCGTCGTAGCGGTCACCCGGACTTCAAGTTCAACGACGCCCTCAACCTCACCATGGCCGAAATCAACGAGCTTATGGGCACTGAGGAAGACGAGGACGAAGCGGGGGAAGACAACGCCTCCGAGACCAGCGCGCCCAAGACAAAGCGCAACTAATCGTCTTCGGAGGCCTCCAGCCTTCTGAGGTAGACCGCCTCACCCTTCGCGAACGAGACGCAATCGTGAAGGCCCTAAACAAGCGCAACAAGAAGCGCTAACAAGCCCCTCCTGGGGGCTGAGTCTCGCAGCCCCCGGAGGACCACCCACGAGACAGAAGTAAGGAGGCCCGCAATGGCTAAGAACCAGGTAATTGTCTCGATCACCGCCAACGCGAAGAACCTCCAGAAGACCTTCGGTGACGCAGAGTCCACCATGGCCAAGTTCGGTAAGGCCGCTGGGGCTGTTGCCGTCGCTGCCGGTGTCGCTGCCGTCGCTATCGGCACCAAGGCCGTCAAGGCTGCCTCCGAGCTGGAGCAGAACATGGGTGCCCTGGAGTCCGTCTTCAAGGGCAACACCGGGCAGATGACCGAGTGGGCCAACAAGGCCGCCTCCTCCGTTGGTCTCGCCAAGAGCGAGTACGCCGGACTGGCAACGGTCCTGGGGTCCCAGCTCAAGAACATGGGTGTGGCCACTGACCAGCTCGCCGGTCAGACGGACGGACTTATCCGCATGGGTGCGGACCTGTCGGCCCAGTTCGGTGGTTCGACCTCTGACGCCGTGGCTGCCCTGTCGTCGCTGCTCCGTGGTGAGCGTGACCCCATCGAGCGTTACGGTGTCTCGATCAACGAGGCCGCCGTCAAGGCGAAGATGGCTGAGATGGGCCTGTCGGGCCTGTCTGGTGAGGCTGAGAAGAACGCCAAGCTCCAGGCCACGCTTGCGCTGCTGAACGAGCAGACGGCGGACAGCATGGGCGCGTTCACCCGTGAGGCCACCACGCTGGCTGGTGCTCAACAGCGCCTCAGCGCCGGTACGGAGAACCTGTACGCCGTCCTGGGTACGTCGTTGCTTCCGGCTGCCACAGCGGTCACAGCGGCCCTGGGTGCCATGGTCAACAAGCTGGCTGAGTCGGAGTGGTTCGCCGCGTTGACCGCCAACCTGACCGCAGCGTCCAACGCCTTCGCTGACTTCATCTTTGGGCTGCTCAACGGCACGTCCACCATCGACTTCTCCCAGCTCATCGCTGGGCTGCTGCCCGCCCTCATCGAGGGTATCCAGACTGCTGCCGCGTGGCTTGCCGGTGGAGGCCTCCAGCCCATCCTTGCCGGTATCGCTGAGGGACGCGGCGTCATGCTCAACGCTGCCGTGCAGCTCTTCACCGCGATTGCTCAGGCACTCCCCCAGATCATCCCCGCGCTCATCACAGCGGTCCTCACGTTCATTCAGGACATTGTGGCGTTCCTGGCCGAGAGTGCCCCTCTGATCCTCCAGGCGGGTGTTCAGGCGTTCACGCAGCTCATCACCGCTCTGGTAACCGTGCTGCCGTCGCTGCTCAACACCATCGTCACGATTCTTCCGCAGCTTGTGGAAACCATTCTGGCAATGATCCCGGCACTTCTAGAGGTTGCTATTCAGCTCTTCCAGGCGCTTGTTGAGGCGCTGCCGGTTGTTATCCCGCTGCTCATCACGGCGGTTATCGAGCTGCTGCCCAAGCTGGTTGAAACGATCCTCAACATGATTCCGGCGATCCTGGATGCCGCTATCAACCTGTTCACCGCACTGGTGGAGTCGTTGCCGGTTATCCTGCCGCTGCTCATCAACGCCATTCTTGACCTTCTGCCAATGATCCTTTCCACGGTCATTGGCATGATTCCCAAGCTGCTGAATGCGGCGGTGCAGCTCTTTACGGGTATTGTCCAGGCTTTGCCTAAGGTCATCCCGCAGCTCATCAGCGCGATTCTGGAGCTGGCACCCAAGATGGTCAGCACCCTCATTGGGATGATCCCGCAGCTTATCCAGGCTGGTGTGGACCTCATTGGTGGTCTGGTGAAGGGTCTGGGTCAGGCTGCCGGTTCGGTTGGTAGCGCGCTGCTCAAGATCGCACAGGACGCCGTTGGTGACTTCCTGTCCTTCCTGGGTATCCACTCCCCTTCCCGCCTCATGGCTGGGTACGGAAAGAACACGGTTCAGGGTCTTGCCGAGGGTCTGCGTAAGAACGCGGGCCTGGTGGACAAGCAAATGGCGAACCTCTCCAGCAAGGTCTCTACAGGCTTTGAGGCCGACCTCTCCGGCACGTCCATTGACGTGTCTGCCGCCTCTGCCTCTTCGGGTCAGGTGGTCAACAACTACGAAATCAACTTGCACACACTCACCGCCAACGCTGAGACAGGCCGCGTGATTGTCCAGGCCATTCGCGACTACGACAAGGAAGGAGGCCGACTATGACCGTAGTTGAGCGTCCCCTTCTCCCCCGCTTCGAGCTGGAACGTTGGGACATTCCCACCACCACGGTGTACGCCCAGGACTGGGAGGCAGGTCTAGACGGTTGGACTGCTAGCACCGGGGCAAACGTCTACAACGTCGTTGGGGGTGCCCACAACGGTGTCTCCGGTGTCGGCAAGCTCTCCACTCAGCGCACAACGACCGCGGGTCTTGCGATTGCGTCCAAGGCTGTTTCTGGCTTCGTCGTGGGCCGCCAGGCCACCATCACGGTCTACGTCAACAACATCTCTGGTCAGGCGAATATCCAGGCCACCGTTGGTGTCAACGGGCTGGGGGCGTCCACGTCGGTAAGCCCTTCTAGCGCTGACGGCTGGGTACGCCTCAAGTGTGTATTCACACCCACAGCTACGAGCCACACCATCGTTCTCACCGCCATGCAAAGTCCCGCACCGGTCTACTGGGACAGCATCAAGGTGACCCAGGTGATGCCGGGTTCGTGGCTGCCTTACGCTGCTGACGCGACGAGCTGCACGGTTCGCCGTGGGGGTAGCCGTTCGGGTCTGGGTATCAAGACGGACGTGGGCCGTATGGCGTTCACGCTGCACAACGCCCAGGACCCACTCAATGGTGGTGCCTTCAAGGTTGGTCAGACGGTGCGCGCTGTCGTAAAGCCCAACGCCGACGAGGTGGTTTACTCCTACGGCTTCGAGAACGTCACTGAGGTCTTCCACCCCGAGCAGGGGCACTTCGAGCCGGGACCTGACGTGATTACTGGCTACACGCCGGTAGTCCAGAACCCCGCTGAGGTGGTCTACAGCCACGGCTTCGAAACGTACTCCTCCACGTACATGACCGCCCAGGGGGTCTTCACCTTCGGCTACGAGACGACGGCAGACCCCAACTGGACGGGTGTGTCCATTGGCCGTAACGACATGTCTGCCACGGGCAACAAGGGCCACTCCGGCAACTTCGCACTCTTCATGAGTGAGTCCGTAGGTACCTGGAAGACGGCTAGCTACGTTCGCACGGGCTTGGAGGTTGGACGCCAGTACGAGTTCTCAGCATGGGTGGCTGGATCTAACGGAACGAGCTACCAGGCCCGTATTGGGCATGACGCATTCACCGGAGGAGCCGTCAACCTGACAGGTTCCTACGCTACGTCAGCGGGCTACCAGAAGATCACCTACTACTTCACCGCAACGGCGACGAGCCACACCCTAACCCTGTCCAGCATCCGCACCGGAGGTACTACCAACTTCACGGCTTGGGATGACATTTCCCTCACCCGCAGCGCCTACTACAACGTCACGAATGACGGTCTGGACGGCTGGTCAGTAGAACCCGGAAACTACATCTCCGTCAGTGACGGGTACATCGCCCACAGTGGCGCATACTCCGCAAACCTCTACAGCGCTAGCTCACAACCCCTGATCTACGCGAAGCGTACCGTGACCGGGCTGACGCCTGGACGCTCCTATACATTTCGAGCCTGGGGCGCGCCTTGGTCGGACAACGAGGCGACCCTTATGTTGCGCGTTACCGGGGTAGGTACGGGCGTACCTTCGTACACCGAGCCTGTGGCCCGCTCCTACACGGAAGTCACCTACACGTTCACCGCAACAAGCACCAGCCATGAGTTGGTCTTGGACAACAACTCAGGCCTACAGGACGTTGTTTGGGATGACATCTCACTCACGCGCGATGCCTACCCGTCAGGCGGCGACCCCATCTACGGTCCAGGCCCAGACGAGTGGGTTGTAGATGAAGAGGCGTGGACCGAGGTCACCAACGATGGCCTTGAAGGTTGGAGTGGCACGGTAACGGATGACCTCGCACGTTCAGGCCGTTACTCGCTCGCAGGACCGAACAACACCCGCACCTTCACCGGTCTGGTCATCGGCGCAAGTTACGTCCTGAGCTGGTGGGCATGGAACGGCTCTAACGCCTGGGTGAAGCAACAGACCAGCTTCACCGCCACGTCAACGAGTCGCGTGCTCACACTGACGGGCTTCCTCCCCAAGGATGACGTGACCCTGGTGCGGACCTACCCGACGGTCCCCATCTTCACCGGCACGGTATCGAACGTGAAGGCGGCCTACCCACTCAACAAGGCGACAGGTGAGAAGCGCACGTCCGTCACCGTCGAGGTGTCAGACGCGGTGAAGCAGCACGTCAACACACCACGCTACGGGGCCATGATCGGTGCCCCCTATTACGAGACCTTCGAGCAGCGCATCACGCGCCTAGCCGGGTCCTCGCTGGCTCCTATCGAGCCTCCCCCTATTAGCCCCCCGATTGTGAGGTACAGCTTCTAATGGCTGACTACGGTGTAGGTACCAGAGGTACCCTCCGCGTTACGGATGACGGCTCTGTCGTCCGCTTCTATGTCCTCTGTGGTGACCCTCAGACCTTCGTGAGCCAGTACCGCTGGGGTGGAACCGTCAACGGTGTTGGTGTCGGTGGAACCATTAACCTCCCCCGAGGCTTCGGCATCCGTGAGCTTGGCGCTTGGGGCGTCGGGTACACCCAGTACGTCAACATCGGACAGCAGGCTACGGGCACGCAGGGTCTAGGTGGAGCTGCCAGCTTCAACACGTACATCTTCCGTCCCACTGCTCCCGGTGCGCCTATCTCCCGAGCTGTGGACGAGATCACCGCTACGAGTGCCCGCTACCGCTTCGAGGGCACCACGGACGGCGGCTCAGGAATCATCGAGTGGCAGGCTTGGACCGCCACAGACGCGGGCTTCACTCAGAACGTCCAGGCGGTGGGGTCGAACGGCACAACGACCTTCACGGGCCTCCTCCCCGGCAACACGTACTACTTCCGCAGCCGTGGACGTAACGCTGTCGGCTGGTCCGGCTTCTCCAACACCATCTCTGCCTACGTGGGTCTACCTGCACCCACCATGAAGACCTGGGCGCAGAACTCCACTGGTGGCCTGGTGGCTACTTGGAGCGCCCCGAGCACGACAACCGGCCTGACCGGCTACCGCCTCCAGGTGGCCCGTGACGCGAACTTCACCAGCGGTGTCCAGAACATCGACGTGGGCAACGTCCTGACGGCCACGGCCACGGGTCTTGCCGGTGGACGCATCTACTACGCCCGCGTAGCTGCCCGAACCGCTGGAGGTGTCAACGCCTTCTCCAGCTCGCTCAACACCATGCTGGTCCTGGACTCCGGTGACCTTGACGGTTGGACTCGCGTAGGCACCAAGCCCGCCGCAATCAGCTACTACACCACAGCCGGGATTCGTCGCGGTATCGCAGGCACCAGCCAGGCCCTCTGGTTGGAGTCTCTGAGCACCGCAGCCGTGACCCTCGCGTCCGACGCCTTCGGCATCCAGCGCACCTTCACAGGCCTGACCGTAGGTAAGGCGTACCGCTTCGAGGCGTCGGCTGTCGCTGACGGCACCCCGCTAGCTAAGCGCTACCGCATCCGCGTGGTCAGTGAGGGTGACTCAGCGCCGGTCACTGTCGGCATGCTGCCGGTCAGCCTGGGCTTCGTAGAGTTCGTGGCCGACGCCAACACGGTGACGGTCCAGATTCTCCTTGCCGAGTCGGTGACTGTGCCCGCCAACTCCGAGGCGGTGGAGCGTATCGCGCTCCAGAACTTCCGTCTCTCCGAGCTGGCCACGGACTACCCGCAGCGTCTCCGCGAAACGGTCTACGAGTCGAACCTGGCGAACCACCTGGACCTTGCTTGCAACTCAGTGGGGGCTTCCTGGTACGTCGGAACGGACGGTAACACCCGCTTCCGTCTCCCCGGCTCCACGCTGCCGGTCACCGCGATCTTCTCCGATGAGACCGGTGACGACTTCCTCCACTACATCGACGTTTCCGCCGACTACGACACCCGCAGCCAGGTCAACCGTCTGGACGTGACCAACTACGGCGTGGACGCCGAGCGCGTCAACGAGGAGAACGACGAGCTAGTTGTTGTCTCCCAGACCTCCATCGACGAGTACGGCGTTCTGTCCGAGCGGCTGGAGACCAACCTCTGGGACGAGTCCCCCTATGACGAGTCGCTGACGAATCGCCTGGCAGAGATTCTTGACGCCCGCGACCAACCAGAACTCTTGGTGTCCCAGGTCAAGTGGAACGCCCAAGAAGACCTGGCCATGACCTCCGTTCTAGACGTGGGCCAGCGGGTCCTGGTCCGGTTCAACGGCACCGAGCAGGACAGCCAGATTGTGGCGATCCAGCACGACATAACCCCTACACGGTGGCTCATCACCTACGACCTCAGGAAGGCGGCCTAATGGCACTTCGAGAACTTGAAGAGGCAGTCCGGGCGCTCCAGAAGCGTCAGGCTGACCTCCAGGGTGCGTTCAGCAACCTGCCCATCCTCCGTGGCACCACGGCACAGCGGAACGCCGCCTACGGCGTCCCGACAACCACCGCGCAGCACGTCGCGCTAGCCAACCAGAAGATCACCTTCTACAACACGGACACCGGCTGGGAGGAGTCGTACTACGCCCCCACCGGCTCCGCAGGGCTCACCGCGCGCGGACTCATCGCCGGTACCGCTGCTGGGTGGTACCCGACCGGCGCCGGTCCCTGGTGCATCATGCAGCCGACCGCCGCCAAGGCCGTCACCTCAGACACCTACATGGGCGGCTGGAACGGCACCGTTCGACGCAACGGAGGCGCAGCCTGGTTCAACCCCACCGCCACGGTCATCCAGGTCCAGAAGGCGGGCCTGTATGACTTCGGCTTCTGGACCAACCAGCAGAACGGCTCCGGCATCGCCAACTACTACCTCCGCATCCTGAACAGCGCGGGCACCGTCGTAGACGCCTACGTAGACGGAGGAGGCTTTGCCCTGAACGGCTCTTTCGCCTCCAAGGTCCACCACTCGGTTGAGGCCTACCCGCTCACCCCAGGTCAGCAGATCGCGCCTCACGTCGCGTCTGGAAGCCTCCAGGTTCACTTCGTCGGCAACATTCGCGGTCAGCTTTACGCCCGCTACACCGGCCCCGCACTGGTCACGGACTAAGGAGACCCATGTTCACAGAATGCGCCGGTTGCAACCAGCTCACCGTCAACCCTCAGGACCCGCCCCGCTATGACGTGCTGGCCGAGAACATCACTGGCCCGTACTGCTCCGAGTGCTGGCCCAACACCTACACAGGAAGCCAACCCAATGAACAAGTACCTAACCCCGAAGGTCCGTAAGTACATCTACGGCGTCTGCATCGCAGCCGTACCCGTCCTCATCTACTTCAAGCTGCTCCCGGCTGAGGCTGCCCCCGTGCTGCTCCCCCTGGTGCTCGCCGTGCTGAACGTCCAGGAGGACCCCACCGCAACGGTCACCATCTACGCCCCTGACGCGGGGCACGGCCAGTGATTGCCCCAGAAACACAGAAAGTGCCCGAACCGCAGTTCGGACACCTCCTGTGTTGTGTGGGTCAGCTCACGTTGAACGTTCGCCCACACCTCGCGCAGTTCCAGGCCCCCATGGAGACCTTGCTGAACGGGCCATGCTTCGCGCCGCAGTGCGGGCACGTGATGTAGAACGGGCCACTAACCCGCCGGTTCGGCAT